TCTCCAGTCCAATGCAGCAGTTTGTATATCCTCTGCATAAACATTAATTCCAGCAAATATTCCTTTTCCTTCATTTGTGAAAAGAGTTATAGTTCTTTTCATATTTCCTAATACATTTTCTATTGTCATTCCTCCTGCTTCTACCTGTTTCATATAGTAATCCCAAGCACCTATCAACTCTTCAGGAACTGTTATTGCAAATTCTTCAAATATTGGTACAGCCTTCTGCAACCAATTTTCTATTTCTTCTGAGTATTCTCCATATCTCGCCTCCATTCCAGCCAAAAGACCTGATAATTCCACTGGCACTTCCATTGAATATCCTCTACCTATTGTTTTTTGGTGTCTTGACATTGTTTTATCCCAAGCACCACCCAGTTTATCATATGCCTTATCTATAACACCGTTTACTTCAGCCATAAATCCTTCAGGTGTCATCCATTTTGTAAGTGCTGCCCATATCACTGTCATTGGATCAAGGAAGAAAGCAAGTATCTTTCTGCCAAACTCTGAACCCATCTTTTGTACCTCTCCAATATTCTTTAAACCTTGTATAGAAGCCCTTAACAAATACATCGCTATAGGCTTAAACATAAATCCGAAAAAGTCACCGATTGGTCTCAACCATAACAATATTGCCATGTTGACGATCTTTAACATTGCCTGTAACATAGGAGAAGCTTCTATTGCTTTTTTGATAATCATTGAGAGTATTCCTCCAGCCATCATACCTGCACCACCTGCTACAGCCATCTTTTTATTGTCTTTCATAACACCACCAGCTTTTTCAATAAAACCACCAAATCTTTGATTTATTTTTTTTGCGAATCCACCTAGTTTTTTAGTTGCTTCTGCTGTTGGAGACGCAAGACCTGCAACTGCTGATCTTCCACCACCAGTTTTTCCTGCACCTGAAATTTCTTTTTGTTCTTGTCTATACTCCATAATATTACTTGCCATACCACCCTTACCATATCCCATTGTTTTTTGCATGAATGATTTCATCTCATTCAGCTTACCTCCCATTGGAAGTCCCATTCTTTGAAAATCTACAGTACCACGACCACTACCGCCTTCATCTCTTAGTCTTGCTCTCACTCTAAGGTTTGCCTGTACCATTGATGCGTGTCTTTCAATCTCTTTTAATCTGGCTTCATGTATTTGTCCAGCTCTATTTGCTGTTCGTAGTGCAGTTTCCTGCTGCTTCATTATCTGCTTAGCCATAGACATATATGACCTCATTTCTGATTTTGTAGCACCTGATTCTGCCCCTAACTGCGTCATTGCCTTGCGGACTTCTTCCATTATTTGATTAAGATTAGATGTAATCTTTATCTCAGATTCCATAAGATTTATATTATATGTTTACTTAAAAGTTTTCTTAAGACTTCTTTTCATACTTCTACCCATACTACCTATTGCAGTGTTTCCTTTTTTAGATGAACCTTTGAACTCTTCCTTCTTCATATCTTCTACTTGTTTCCTAGCCATCCATAATAAACCTTTTATATATTTTGCTGGCAACATATCAACTGTAAATTTATCCCAACCGAAATTTTCTGCTAGGTAGTAGTAGATTCCGTAGGTAAATTCACTTGACCCTGTGTGCCTACGAATGTCACCATCCAGTCCTCCAAGAACCGCATTAAAGGGTAGTCTTTCATCACCTCCGAGATGATGCCTTTCGCAACTTTTGATTTTAGGTTTCTGATAGCAACTATATCATTTGTTGGGAATGGTGCTTTCTTTATAACTTTGGTCAGAATATTGATTCTGTATTTTGGAATGTTTACTTTTGGTTTTGCTACATCTGATAGGTCAACACTTTGATTAACTATGTTTTCCAATTCTCCAAATGTGAGATCATCCTCATACTCAATCATCTCTTTCTTACCTTCCCAGTCTATCTCAAAACTTTTTAAGACCATGTTATAAATAATATGTTCTGATATAAATAGGTTTACTCTGCTGTCGCTTGAGTTGTCTTACAGGCTATAGTAGCAGATTTTACTCTCCAATTAATCTCTTCAAATATTGGCTCAACTGGTTCTATTCCTGTAACGCTGAGGTCTGTTGGTGCTAGACCTGTTCCTGTTATCTTTATCTCATTCTGTGTTGTTGATGCGGTACTTTGGAATGTTAGTTCAAATTCTGGAGAACCACCAATAGTCTCTTCAAATGTTGTTGAGGTGTTTTTTCCTATCTGTGCTAACACACCCTCTAATAAATTCTTGTTTAACAAGGAGGCTCTAAACCTTCCCGTAATATCAAATACTCTCCTGTAAGTGTCTACTGCTTGGTTGCTTCCTATACCATAAAGAAGATCTGGGTTTTGTCCAAATGTTATATCTACATCCTGAACTTGTGCCAATGTGTTTCCACCTACTTTTACTACTCCATGTGCAAATGTGTATGCAAATTCTTCTGTTGGTTCGCTTGGTGCTGTTCCTAATGAAGTGCTTGGTGCTGATTCCTTACCATAAGTCATATCTACTGTAGCTCCTACAGTTTCTCCTATTGAAGTTGAAAGACCCAATGAGTTAACAACACAGCCTCTTACCGTTCTTACAATGTCGGCAGAGTCACCATCATATCCAATTTCACATACCAATGAAGTCACATTCTTTGGTTGTGTAGCACCATATGTATGTGTATAAACTCCTGATGATGGAGATGGCGGTGCAGGTGATGCTCCATATATTGCTTCAAAAATCCAAGGGTTGCTCATATTAAATCCTACTGAAAGAGAGCCTGTTTGCTGTCCATATGCATATTTATGTATTGTAGTTTGATTAAGTCGTGGCATATCAATTCTGTTATGGGTTAATGACCAGTTTGTTACTCTGTCTTGTAAGCCAAACTTTTTATTAGGCGTACCGCCTGTGCCATACGAAGTTTCGTATTCATACTTAAGATAAGCAGATGCACCAGTTCTAATACTAACCATATGTTTTATTTAAGCACTTAGTATTTAAATATTCATTCTAGGTAGGGTTTACCTTTCTATATCTGGCTGTTAGGACATGTTTCCAAATATTCCTAACTGTATCACTTGAAGAAATAGAGCCTGTTAGCAGTAAATCCACGAAATTTGTCCTTCTTATGTTATCCTTTATAATTTTAGCTGTCTCTTTTACAAGATTATTCAGCCTATCCTGATTCATATATGACCACAAATCTATCTGAATATCAACATGGTGTAAAAAGTCAGATCCATATAATCCGAAATAATCTATATTTTCCCTTTTTGGTGTCAATAATATTGTGTCTCTGGTATAATCAGCCAAACCTACAACTTTTCTTTCCCAAACAACATCAATGTTTGGAACATCGCCAGCAGTGTCAGTTATTCCCCAATCATCTTTCAACATAGCTTGCATATCTTCCAATGCATCATACATCGCTGTACCCATTATTGCACACCCTGCCTATATGAATAATTAGAACCATATTCAAAGCTATGTATAGTTGAACTTTCATTTTGTGAAAATGAGTTCATTGCTGGTCTGAGATATACTGTTGTAGCATCCCAATCTTCAGGTGTCATATATGATGGTTTTCTTCCAACATAATAAATTTTTCTTGCAACCCTGTAAGCTGTCCTATCTACCTCCCTTTCATATTTTTCAGAGTTGGTTGCAACTTCCTGTAGGTTTGGATCTTGTTGTGTTTTTGTTTCTCTAATCCAGTCTTTTAATTCATCAATATCTACTTTTGTTCCGGGATCTGTACCACCTGAAGTTGTAGGATCATATTGACCCTCAATAGGAAAGTCCTCATCATATTTGTATGCTGGTGCATCAACATAATAATCTATCCAATCATCAATGTATTCATCTGTGGTTCTTTCTGACATAAAATCACTCAAGTTCATTTCTATGAAGTCCTTGTAGGCTGTAGGATCTACTGCAACTCTTGGTGTTTTTTTAGTATCAAATTTTATAACATTTCCAACTAATGTAACATCGTTTTCTTCATAACCCCGTTCTACCATTCTGTCTTTTGCTCTTTGATACATTTTCAATACTATGTATTTAATAGCACGATCAATGTCATATTCCTGACTACTACTCATGTTATCGGGAATACTTCTCTACGATTCTCAATACAATTTTCAATATCTTCCTTCCATGCTCTTTTGGCTTCACCGTAATTAAATCCGCTAGAGCCGAAGGGAAGTTTGTCCATTCTGAAACTGGTGTTTACAAATTCTATTGAAACCATCTTGATTATACAGTCTTTAACATCTCCGGGTATTGTCGTATCTCCTGCAAACCCTTCTCCACCATATCTGTAAGTAAGCCTTACTCTGTTATTTCTTAAAATTGAAAATATGAAACCTCTAAGATATAATCTACCGTAATCATAATCCATATCATACCATTGATCGTTTGTTAAGATGTTTTCATATGTTGCAGAAGAACCCTGCCATATCTCTATCTTATCTCCCTCGGCAACATCAAAATCATAGATGTTTCTATGCTGAAGATATATCGGTGTACCCCAGCCAAAGACATACAATAATGGTAAACTATGTCTTTCACCTGTTACTGTCTTTGATCTCCAAGCATGTCCAATCCGTCTGTCTAATTCATCTTCCTTCCTATTGATAATTTTTTCAACTTGTGTCTTGTTTGGTACTGTTGTTGCTGTTATTGGTATTCTTAGATAATCTCCTACATCTTCTACGGTGCAGTATGTTGTTGCCATATATAAGAAATATGTTGTTTGGTATTTAAATTTTAACTATTTGAACACTACTGTAACTTCAGCACTACCATCACAATCTGCGAATATTCCATTCTCAAATCTTCTATGTATATTTGGATATGTACCCTGTGCTGCTGTAAATATTGTGAATTCTAATGCTCCGCTTGCAGTTGTTCCATTTCTAAATTCTACCTTATTAGAACCAGTACCAACTTTTGTGACAAAAACTCCCACTACTACACCATGACCTCCTTTTATAATTGTGTCTGAGTTAAATGACACAACAGCATGATTCAGCTCTACCATGTTTTATAGATATATTCCCCTTATATAAACTTTAAGAAAAAAAAGGGCTGTTTTGGACTCTAGTAGCCTATGACTAGAAACTCGAATATTTTTGAGTTACACGTTGAGCTTGCGTTTGCGACTTCAACGAATTTTGATTGAGCGTTTCCACCTACATCGTAGAGTTTAATCTTCTCGTTTGCTTTATCATACTGTACTTCTTGCCTAGAGTCTGTATAAGTTGGTATTACAGCAACGAGTGTAGATATCCTGCCCTCTTTGAGGTCAGCAGACACTCCGTTGGTCGCATAGTTATCAGAAGCACCAAAGGTGACTTTGATAGCATATACTCGCAGCTTTGATACTAATGCTGCTTGCCATGAGAGAGTTTTTCTCACGTTAGCGTTTGTCCAATCGGATGAACTGATTGTTAATGCCATATTTATTCATTTATACAAACACATATAAAGATTGCTGAAATGTGTTAACTAAGTTAGTTAATTAAAAAAAAGAAAAGGGGTGTTGGTTTAGAGTTTTATATCTCTTATTTTGCCTTGTGACTTGAAGTGTCTGCAAACTGTTTCTCCCATAGTCCTGAATACTCCTTTCTCAACAAATGCGTTGTTTACGAATGGGTAGCCGGGTGATCTTCGGGTTGCTTCATAATACTCGGTTGGAATTGCGATCTGTATTCCTATCCTTGGATAACCATATCCTTCTGCGTCTGACGTATCAAATGCAAATAATCTACCAACTTCACTTGAGTCGCTAGATGAGCTTGGTGCGTCTTTGCTTGGAATGAATGGTATTCCGTAAATACTGTCGACATGTATGCCGACCCCAGTTCCTCTGAAAGTTTGGATACCGTTTACATCGATCTGAACTAATGCTTCTCCGTATGGGTTTGGAATACGAACAGAAGGCATGTATAGACCTTGTATCTCGGAATAAACTTCGTGAGATCCTAGGAATACGTTTGGGTCTTTACCAGCAGCGATACGAATCTTTCGTAAGAAAGCTCTTAATGTATCGTCTGTTAAGA